CAACCTGCCCAGTAGCAGTCCTGTTTACAAAAAGGATATTCTCATATTCTAATTCAGAATGTAAAATCATTGGAACCTGATCGCTGTAGTTTAGTTCTACAAGCACATAGGCTTCATTGTATTCTTTTGCAACCTTATGTATTACGTTTGGATATAATAAAACACTTATGTCATTATTTCTATATTTTGCCACTAATTTGTATGGCGCTCCAGTTATATCTATTACGGTAAAAGCTGAGTAATCCTGACCAACTCCCTCAGCAGTATCAGCTACCAGAACGTAAGTATGTTTTGGCTCTGGTGCTTCGTATACATCTAATCCGTCTCTAGAGAGAATTGGATTATTAAATGACATTTGAGCAATCGTATCAGCACCGATTAAGGTTAAACTAGAACCAAGGAAGTTACAAAGAACCTCTTGATTAAATTTCAGTTCGCCAAGAGTTGCCTTTTGTTCAGCTGCCCAATTCTCATCGCGACCTGGTATTTTCCAGTATGGAATAAACAGAGTAACGAAACCGTTTCGCCCCTTCTCAGCATCATTCCAAAACTTCCAAAAATGATTATATCCGTAGGGAGTGCTGCTTAAAAGAATCTTTGTTGTTTGACCAGCAGAAATCGTAGGATAAACCGAAGTAAAGAATTCTTCAGCCACTGTATTTGGAATAATTGCAGCTTCGTCAACATACAGTAAGTTTACAGATTTACCTCGAATACCAGAACGACCAGTTGCAGCTGTAAATACTTTTGATCCGTTTTCTAATTCAATATCACCTTTGTTCCAAGTAAGAACACCCTGCTGCATCCAGTCAGGCAATCCCTCATACATTATCTGATATCGATCTAAAACTTCTCGAGCAGCATCCTTTTTGTTAGCAAGAATCGCTACATTTTTGTTTGGCTGGAATAAAGTGTACCAGAGAATGTAGGCTGCAGAAGTAGTAGTTTTACCTTGCTGGCGACCTTCCATAAGAATAACTCTGCGGTTTTCATGGATAACTGTAAGTTTTTCTTTTTGACAATCGTATAGTTTGAATAGCTGAAGACCGTGATCAAGAGTTACAATATAGCAATAGTTTTCTACAAAATAAATGGGGTCAGACGAACATTTAACATATTCTTGGATTTGTTCTGGCGTAAACTGTACACTGACGCCAGCTGCTTTTAGATTCGCATTTGAATTATAAATTTGTGCCATAGCACCTCATTAATTAAAGATCGTTTATCCAGCTCTCACTTGTCACTGTTACAGTTCCTGGATCACCTTCTGCGGTATAAATTCTTAAACCTTGTCGGAATTGAGGATCTTCGCTAACATTAGAAATAACGGTATCAATAACTCCAGTATTAGAGAGACCACCGTATAGATTTAATTTTAATGTGAAGTTCAATGTATGAGTTACAAATCTGCGAGTTTGAAAATCACCCTCGTAATCATCTTGAACTGCTACGCTATTTAAAATAACAGGAACATCCTGTATTATGTTCATAGATGGGACAGAGTTAATCATTAGCGTATAGTCTGGCGTAAAAGTTGGAAGGATTTGCTCAATAATTTGCAAACCGTCTTCCTGTGTTTTCGTCAATACATAAAGAGTAATATCGATATTATAAGGAACTGGTGTAAACAAACTCTTCATAGTATCTTGGCTCGCATCGACACAGCGAACCTTATTCATTCTGTTTGCTTTACGTGCAGCATCATAATTATAACCAGTAATTTCAAACGACAATCTTGGTAATGTTGTATACGTATTATTCTGTAAATCTGGATCTGAATCTATTCTAACTATCCACTTTTCTTTTGGTGCATATGCTAGTGGAACTTGCAAACGCTGTATCGTTTGCCCACTTACAGAATCATCCTTTTTTCTATCGATGTAAATGTTACTAAAAAGACTACCGAAAGCAACGATAGTGCTTCTAATAATTCCATGGTAGAATACCTTTCCGTCTAACATTATTTGAGTTCTTCAATAATGCAGTAAGCATCACCTGCTATTCCGACTGCTGGCATATTTCTTGCTATTACTGTTACTCTGTAAATTTTATGGAAACTAGCATCAGCGAGAACAAAGGTTAAGGTGTCGCCAACCGTAGCCAAATTTTGCACTAATTGATAGTTTGTATTATTCGCATTAACAACTGCAGCGCCAGATAAAACATTTCCTGGATTTGGAGAAACTCTATAGACACTGATCGATACGTTATTAGATGGATTGCTATAATTGTACTGTACATCTAATGTATTGTTGTTATTTACAATCTTTATGGTAAGATTATCTCTAGTGGCATTCTGTTGTCCGACAACTATCGCAGCAGAGCCACCATGAGTATTAGTATTAGTTTCTGGGATAGTTGGCTTGTTGGTCAGATCATTATAAGATCCACTAAATGGCACTACCCATGAGAGAATAGCTCCATCAGTAGACAGATATCTTGCGTTGTTTCCAGTCTGAGAAGGAATTAGTCCAGCATTGTATATCTCAGTAAAGTTTGCATTTGTTTTGGTAAATGCTGTACGAAGAGGATCACCTGTTCCGTCGTTCGCCGCAGTTCCAATATTGATAGTTTGTTTAGCCATTTTAGTTTGTATCCGTAGTTACTTGATCTTCGTCAGCAGTAGTTCTAGTTGAATCTGCTCTGCCAAAATTATATGATGTTATAACTTCACCAAATGGGTTATCCGCATTAAACAGAACATCAACTGCTTCGCGTTTAAATTGATTATTATCACCAAACGAATCAGAAGTTTCAACTTCCACATTCTTGGTGATGTCAAAAGTTTTCAGTTCTTCAAATACATCAACCTCAGGTATATTAGTATCTAGTCTCTCAGAAGAATACTGGAACAGCTCAACCTGCAATTTGTAAACATACAATTTACCAAGCTGATAGAATGGATCCTGATGTGTTACAAACTTAATCTCGAACAAACCTTTGGTCAATGGGAAGTAGAGAAGATCTCCCTCGCATGGGCGATTGGGGAGAATAGTAGTTCCATGAACTCCAATCAACTGCTCCCAGCGTTTTCTTGCAACAGTAAGAGTTGCAGATTGCTCTAGCATTAATCCAAACTTCTGTATAAATGCACCTTGACCTGCAAAAGAGTCAATATTATCAAAGTACATTTCAATTGGATAACTGTTTTGAAATCTACTTAGACGATCTTCGCCAAGGATCTCATCTTTCGCCACCAACTGTCTGGGAATATAAAATAAATCCTTACCATAAATCTTTAAAGATTCAATGATTAGATCTTCAACAAGATTTTGCTCAGAGGATGTTCCCTGAGTAAAGTAAGAATTGGTTGGCATATTTAACCTAAGAAGAACTCAAGTGGAGCAGACTTAGTCATTAACTCATCTTCAAGTTCTTTTATCTCACCTACTGCTTCATCATATAACTTATCACCGTCCAATGTCACACCACCTGGTAATTGAATGCCTGAAAACTTTTTAAGATTAGTTCCCCACTGTTTTTTAAATTTAGCAGTAACATAATGCTTTAACCAAAGTTCATCCCATACTTTAGAATACTCTACTGGGTCCAAAGCACGATAGCACTCAACAACAATAAAGTCACCAAGCGCAACATCAGATTCCCAGTTAACATCTAGGAATAACTTGTTCTGACGACGATTGAATCTAAACTGTGGGTGACCATTTAACTCTAAGTCTAGCAGAGCCAAATGCGACATAACTGTTTTGTAATAGATTATACTTGTAGATGTAAGATCGTACAAGTCATTTAAACGCAACTGATATTGCAGATCAAATAGATTCTTTGAAGATGATGCTTGGCTGAATGGGAGAATACGAACTACGCCATAAACTGCATCGGGAATATCAATGTATCTTTTATCGTATGCGCCCAGTGTAACTGCTGGTGTTCCAAGAGTTGCAGTTACGTTACTATTTGTACCACGAATTGTTTCGCCTACTGCAAAAGTTCCAGTTACATTTTTAACCAGAAGTGTGTTGCCTGAAGAGGAGCGACTTGTTTCTTTTACACATGTAGCAGTAGCACCAGAAGTTAACCCTGTTACTATTTCAGGAACTGCGAAATTTTGTGCATTGTTTGTTGTAAGTTTAAGTTCAGAAGCACTAATCAAATGCTTCATGTAAACTTTCTCAATACCATCAGGATGATATAATCTCCAGTATTCTAAAGATTCGTCAATACGATCTTCTAACTGTGTATCATCTACGTTGATTTCAAGAACAGGTTTACCCAGCTCTCTCAAACAGTATTCTTTTAATTGGCTTCGTGTGGTAACTGGCATTGCAATAATCCTTTTTGATTATTTATTAACCTGTAAATGTTCCGGATGTTGTGAATGTGTGGTAGGTATATCCATCAACACTGGTAACAGTACCACCTGATCCTCTTTGTGGACCAGCATATCTTATGATGAATACTCCAGATCCGCCAGCAAATCCAGTAGTGGTTCCATAAGTACTGTTTGCTCCATTTCCAGTATTTGCTGCCCCAGCTGATCTACCATCTTGGTTTCCACCACGACAGTAAGTAACACCATTTAGCCATTGAATGCCTGGACCACCTGTGCCACCAGAAGCAGGTCCTCCAGCACCTCCTCCACCACCATTACCATCACCTCCGCGATTTCCATTTCCATAACCTACGTTTGATACTTGTGTAGATGCTCCACCACTACCACCACCGCATGCACCACCGCCACTACCACCAGGACTTCCTGAATAATTTGGAGCATTATTATTGTCTCTAGCGCCACCGCCACCACCATATGCAGTTAATGTATAATTTGCATGAACTAAAGTTGAAGAAGTGTCACTACCACCGATAGTTACTGTATATGTTTCTCCAGGTAATACATTAAATTGATTTCCAGTAGTATAAACCATACCACCAGCACCACCACCTCCACCTGCAGAACTTCCACCAGATGCGTTACCAGGACCTGATCCTCCACCACCTGCTAAAAGTATATCTGCATCATATCCGTATTTTTGTTTGATAATTAGGATACCAGAACCACCTAATCCACCTGCGCCTGTTTGTCCAGTATTACTACCTCCTCCAGCTCCGCCACCACCAGTTCCATTTATAGCATTTCTTGGTGTGAGTGTATCACTTGAATTTCCTCCCCCGCCAACACCCCCTACGTGAAAATTAAACTGTGTTGGTAAATTTTCAGCTTGTCCATCAAGACCAGCTCCACCACCACCGTAGTATCCTCTAGTACCAGTTAGTGTATTACTTGCGTTGGTTCCTCGAATTTCAAATCCAGTCATTAATCTCCCTAATCCACCATCACCAGCACCAGTACCAGTACCAGCAGCGCCACCACCGCCTCCAGAATATCCTCTGTTATTATTAGAATATGTATCACTACCGCCACCGCCAGCGAATCCAAATCCACCAGTTGCGCTTCCAGGTTGTGTTGCAGGTGCACCACCAAGATTACTAATGCCACCAGTGTGATTTGCTTTTGATGCACCTCCACCACTACCGCCACCGCCTCCTGAATCTCCTGAATTATTTCCTCCTCTACCACCACCTAGTGCTATCCAATCAACAGGTAATGCATTTTTTCTTATAGAAGTATTTGACCCAGCAGTATTAACAGCGCCTCCAGCACCAACTGTTATTCCATATATTGTATTACCGCCAATATAGGCAATCGCTGTCGCGCCAGAACCAGCGCCACCAGTAAATGATATAAGTGGAGCAGAAGTATATCCAACTCCATTACCTGTAACACTTATAGATGTGACGGCACCATTAGAAACTGTTGCTGTAGCTGTAGCTACTGTTGTTGGAGTATTACCTGTTACTGGTGTTATAACTACTGTTGGTGCCGATGTATAATTAGTTCCGCCATTAGTAATCCTAATAAAAGAAACTTTTTGATAGTAAACACTAGATGTTGAATTTAATATTGTATTAGGTTTCTCAACAACACCACCTGCACCACCGCCACCTCCCATATTACGAGTAGAAGCAGTTGTACCACCTGTACCACCGCCACCACCACCACCAACTATAAGAATATCATATGCACCAAAATGTGGTGGAGAAAATCTATGTGCTGCTCCTAAGTTCTCATATATCCAGTAACGATTTATTGCAGTGCTGCCTCCAATAGCAGCAGTTTCAAATCTTGCTGCATTAGCAAAAAGATTGAATGTCCTTGAAGTAGTGACACCTACGTTATTAGTTACGTTGACTGCAAAAGAAGTTGTAAATGAATCACCAGAAAATACAGTCAATGTTCCGCTAATTAATCCACTGACAGTATTGAGTGTTAAACCAGCAGGTAACGTGCTGCCAGAAGCCAAAGCGAATGCAGTTCCACCAACTGCTTGCAGCTGAATAGAAACTGGAATATCCATCTGAACATCTGGTAGAGCAGCATCTGTAACCCAAGATGCTGCTGGGTAGTAAATAACTGCATTCGTCAAAGAAACAGTAAACCCAAGCAAATCTGTTAGAGTTATTCCATATGAGCCATATGACTTTGGTGGTACTCTAACGATAACTTCGGTAGAACTGTTATAGACTGTGCTTAGTGCAGCTGTCCCACCAATCGTAGCAGAAATACCAGAACTAAATCCTGTACCTGTAACTTTAACATATCCACCACCAACTTCTGCAAAACCAGCATAACCTAATGCTGTTCCTGATGCATCAGTTACAACAACCGAACTGATAGTCAAACCACCAGTACCAGTGGCAGTTCCACCGACAGTGGCGTATGCGTAAATTTCTAAAACATCACCAGCAGTAGCGCCAGTGTTTAATATAACACGGACTCCATCAGTTGCATTATATTGACTTGTTGGAACTCTTACGTTATTTTTGTAAACTTCTACATAAGAATAGTTGACGGAAGGTGTGAATGTTGTTTGCCCAGCAGTAGCAGTGAACGTATCAATAATTCTGTTTGTAGTGCTACCACCACTTGACTGTGTCCAAGCTGTATTATAAAACACGTTTAGAGAATTGTTTGTTGTGTTAAACCAAACGTCACCATTTGATGGAGATGCTGGGGCAGTAGCTGCAGTTGTAACTGATGCGCCACCTGCACCCTGAACCGTAATTCCAGAAAGTTCTGTATTGGCAGTATCGTAAGTTATATCTCTGGCGAATTTTGCTAGTTCTTTTGCGTTTGACATAATTAGACTGTAAATGTCCCTGAAGATGTAAATGTGTGAACTGTATATCCACCACTGCTGGTTATTGTACCACCAGTTGCTCTTTGAGCTCCTGTATATCTTATAACAACTATTCCAGATCCGCCAGCTCCAGCTGGAGATGAACCTAGACCTGATCCATCACCACCATTACCAGTATTAGTACTACCACTTAGCATTCCTGTCCAACTATCACCTCCACCTTTACCACCAGTAGAATATGTTGTATTCGTTCCAGTAATACTAGAAGCAAAACCTGCACCACCAGGGGCAAAAGAATTCTGATTGTTTATTCCAGCGGAGCCAGCAGCAGTAGCACCGCCTCCACCACCACCCGTACCAGTTCCACCTAATCCGTTTCCACCAGCAAATCCTTGTCCTGCTGTTCCAGATCCACCGTTAGATGGGTAAGTCCAACCTGCCCCTCCACCACCTGATCCGCCAGAAACACCAGCTGATGTTCCACTATTATTAAAGTAGTTAGCTCCACCCCCACCACCCAATGATATAGCTACAGTTCCTATTGACGAGTTTGTTCCAGAAGAAGCTGTTCCTCCCATCGAAGTTCCGCCTGCACCTCCACTACCAACAGTTATAGCATAATAAGTTCCAGCAGGGATGCCTGAAATAGTGCCTGTTAATAAACCTCCTGCACCACCACCGCCACCAACATCAAAACCTCCACCGCCACCACCTGCTGCTACCAAATAGTCAAAAGTTAATGTCTGTGATGCTAATGTTACCCATCCTGTTCCAACATAGGTTTCTAGTACATTACTAGTAGTATTCCAAATAATTGTTCCGTTGCTTGGACTTTCTGGACGTGTTGCAACTGATTGAATACCACTACCACCAGATATTCCAGTTAATTGACTGCCGTTGCCAATAAAAGATGTGGCTGTGACTGATCCGCCAATCGTTGCATCTTGTCCGACTATAAGACCTTTCTTTACACGAAAGTCTTTTTCTGTTGTTGCCATCTGCTTCCCTATCCACAGATATTAATTGAATACTACTGGGGTTCTACTTGATCCCAAGAAGTTGTTGTTTCATTCCAGGTATATCTTTCTCCATCATCTGGATATGGAGTTGGTGCTTCCCACAAGCAAGATGTCTCGTCCAGCACCCAAGAGTTAAATGGTTTTGGTGGAATAAATGCATCTCTTTGTGCATCGTAAGTGTAACCAATTCCTGCATAGTTTTTACGCAGTGCCTTAGACTGATCATCGGATGGCTCATTAGAGTTTGCCTGATAATGAACACCACCACGAGTGTTGTAAGAAGTTTGTATCCACTCTCCTGGGGAAGTGTCTACGAATGTTTCAAAGAATTCTGGTTCTGCCACAATGACTTGTGTAACAGTACCACTAACTACTTTCGCAAAATGTGCCATTGTTGATTTCTCCTAAAAGAATTATTTATTACGCTGTAAATGTTCCTGATGCTGTAAATGTGTGATAGGTGTATCCACCAGATGATGTTACTGTACCACCAGTACCTCTTTGTGAGCCAGAGTAGCGAATAATTACAATACCTGATCCACCATTTCCTGCGCTAGGTGAATTGTCTCTACCACCACCTCCTCCGCCACCTGTATTCGCGGTTCCATCGATAGCACTCGTTCGGGTTCCTGTAGTAAAACCAGTGCCGCCTCCTCCAGTACCTCCTGTAAGATTTGCGCTAGCCTGAGAACCAGAACCACCACCAGCATATGTAGTTCCATTTAGCCATGTGCTGCCGTTACCACCTTTACCACCGCTACTTCCGTTTACTCCTGCTGCTCCTGCGCCTCCACCGCCACCACCAGGACTTGCAGTTCCACCTGGGGAACCTCCTCCTGCATTTCCTTGCCCAGAAGTAGCAGATCCACCAGAAAGTGCACCTGATGTATTAGATATACCAGCGCCACCGCCAGAACCTCCTGATGCTCCAGCTCCACCTGCTGGATTTCCGTAATTTCCACCGCCACCGCCACCAATTGATGTGCTAGTTGAAAATACGCTATTAGTTCCACTACCCCCAGTTCCACCTGCCTGAGCGTCGCCTACATGCCCAGCGCCACCAGCACCAACAGTAACTGAATGAGTAGATAGTGAAGTTACTGTAACAGTAGAAGCTAGGTATCCCCCTGCCCCTCCACCGCCACCATAACGACCACCGCCACCACCACCTGCTACTACAACATACTCAACATTATATGCTTGTGATGCTAATGTTACCCATCCTGTTCCAACATAAGTTTCTAGTACATTTGTGCCAGTGTTCCAGATAATTGTTCCATTGGCTGGACTCGCTGGACGCGATGCGACAATATTAATTAACCCCTGCGAAGAGGGTAATTGAGTAATTCCGTTTGTTCCGTCTATAGTTACTGGCATT